CCTAAGAACTACAGAATCTATACGATTAAGAACACCGTCAGCAATGTCAATCGGCAAATTTAAAACGTCTGTATTTTCATACCAATAGCCATTTATAAATCCTTGTCCTGGGAGAACAGAAATTTGCATACTTGGCTGCGCCATCGATACTACTTGCAGCTTATCTGACTTTTTAGCAAAAACACCATTTCCAATAAAACTTGAAAAGTATGCCGCAAATGACGCAGCAAGATAAACTCTATCGTATTCCTCACCTACCAAATTGGCATCAAAAAACCCACATCTTTCCATTTTCTCACCTCCTTATGCGCTTTGTTGTTTTACTTTTTGAAGTATTGTTGGATATGAATACCCAAATGTTAACGTTAATGCGTATTCATCGCTAAAAGCTTCTTCAACTTCTGTTATTCTAGCAGAAACTACAACGTTTAACTGCTTGTCTCTTACTGTAACTTTATCGCCTTTTTGA